CACTATATTACCCCACACACTTAAAGTCAACAACCTAAAGTCAAAATTTATTTTGACGGTTTTGACTCAACATGTCTCGATCTCAAGCCTACTGCTTCACAGTCAACAACTACGAAGGTCTCCTCGACTGGGAAGACCTCCAGCTTGCTGGAGCAACTTATCTTATCTACCAAGAAGAGATAGGTGAACAAGGAACGATTCACCTACAAGGCTACATCTATTTCAGCACTAAGAAGTCCATGAAGCAACTGTGCGCCCTCATTGACGGAAGCTCAGTGCGAGTTGCGAACGGTTCGCCTCAACAAAACACGACCTACTGCTCCAAAGAAGAAGGTCGTCTTGGTGGCCCCTACGTGTATGGCACTATGCCTCAACAGGTAAGAACCACGAGCATAGCGAGCGCAGCGAGCACTGCGAGGGGTGACAAAAACAAAAAAGAGCGAAAGGGAGAAGAATTCTCACGTGCGAATTCCAAAAAAAATTATTCAGCGAAAAATTTTTATCCACCCAGGGAAAAAGAACCGACTTGCTCTCCCTCAAAGCCGATCAAGATGCCGGCATGCCCGAAGCCCAACTCTGGGACCATCACTATGCCAATATGTGCGCTATCACAAGAGCGCAAAATTTATTCTGAGCTAAAGATCAAACCCCGAAACACCAAGCCAACTGTGCTCCTCCTCGTTGGACCCAGTGGAACTGGTAAAAGCCGCACTGCTTACCAACTCGCTCAATTCCTTGGCCTCACCATCTACGTGGTCCCCCCAACGAAAGGAGGCTCTGGTCTTCGCTTTGATGGCTACAATCAACAAGACGTCTGTATCATTGACGAAGTCGATGGTTCCTCCTTCACACCCACTTTTTTCAATCTCCTCTGCGACTGGTATGAGATGAAAGTCCCCGTCCACGGCACGGCGAACCTCCAATTTACTTCCCCTTACATCATCCTTTGCAGTAACTATCTTCCTAAATACTGGTGGAAGAGCCGCTCCCGTGACCAGGTCAAGCAAACCACTCGCCGCATCGACATTACGATCCCTTTCTTCCGTAGAACGCCACAAGTTCAGCCTGCTCCTAGCATCAATCTGCCCGAAGATTTGGATGAATTTGGCTTCGTCACGGTCCATCCTATCAAGATGCCTCACTATTATGTTCAACCCCTTGAACGATTTCCACCAAAAATTACAGATAAAATGATCTTTCCACTTTAAAGGTAAACGGGTTTTTCTTGAAAAAGTTAATGAAATGTTGCTAAAATTTAGCACTAGAATTTAGCAACATGTTGTCTAGAAAAGACTTAAAAAAGATTGTCACCAAACGTGCTTCAAGCAAAGCCTCTGCTGCTAGCAAAGCTGCCCGCTCATCCAACATGTCCGCTCGCCGTGGGCCAGCGCCCACGCGCCAAGCCCAATATGCATCTGCTGTCTCACGTTCATTTGGCTCTGGCCGCGAAAACAAGACCTTTGATGCCGTTGTTCTCGGAACAAACATCCTTCGAGCTTCCACTGACGATGCCGTAGCCATTTCAGCCAGTGGTTACATTACGACCAACTCGTCAGCCATGGTGCTCAATCAAGTCCCTCAATCAACCACCTCCACGACCCGCATTGGGCGCAAAATGGTTATGAAAGGAATTCTTCTGCAAGGTTTCATTGCCGCCGGGCAAACAGGCTCCCTTGGTTCTTTGGCCCGTATGTGCTTAGTTTACATTCCCCGATTGGATCGCACTACAACAACCATGCCCCCTCAAAACGTCATCTGGTCGGCCCAAAACCCATGTGCTCTTAGAGTGATCAACAACTCGGATCGTTTCCGCATTATTCGCCAGTGGACCCACAAACTTACTGGAGATTTTGATGCAGCCACAACTGGAAACGAAATAGTTGCCTTCTCCGAATATGTAAAGTTGGATCTGCAGACAAGCTGGATTCAGTCCAACTCCGACGGTAGCTTTAACGATATGGAGGAAGGTGCCTTGTGCCTATACGCCCAAGGACTTTACACCGGTGCCTCCGGTAGCGCCCCCACTATCAATTTCGCATCTCGCATTTATTTTGAAGACCATTAAAAAACAAGTCAAAATATATAGGCAAATTTGATAAAAACCCAGAAAAATCATATATTTCGTCAAAGAAATTCGCAAGTTAACAAAACTATGAGGAGTTTAGGACAACAGTCAGGTGTAAGGAAACTGAAAGTTTACTTTCGACTCGCTAACTGGGCTTCTTTAAGCTGTCACACCTCACTCATAGTAGCAGTTAAACTCGAATTTATTTTTTTTTGCTCGCGAAAATAAAACTTTATAAAAACAACTATGGAGTCCCAACAACCAAATTCTCAACCTGAAAATAATAACTTTGATGAGTGCCCTGATATCCCTCACCAATGGGCTCCTGTCTACCTTGCTAGCTACGAAAACGAAGACGAACTCTCCAGTCATATCTCGGAGGAAGAGGTTCGCGAACCTCCTTCAACGCCTCGCAAGGTGGCTCACAAGCGCCCACACGCTTTTGAACCGGTGGCATTCGACGAGCCCCTAGAGGAGCCAGACCTTGCCACCTATTTCAGTGGTTTTGACCACTTTAGTGAACAAGACCAAGTGAAATATTGCAGAGCATACGCCAGCATGCTTGCCTCTAAGTCCGCTAAAAACAGACTTCGTGGAGGACACGGAAAGAACCCATTTTATTAGCCCTCATCTTCAATAAAAGCCCAAGTAGCCAACTGAACTTCAATCCCATTCATCCATTCTCTTGCAACTGAGCGCCATACGGAGTTAAAAGCTCTGTTGTCGAGTGCTCTCTGTATTCCCCTTCTATACCCTTCCTCGGTTAGCGCCTTAAAATAGTCAAAGGGCCATTGTTCCACTCCACCATATCCCCGCCTCAAATAACCAGGCTCTAGCAATCCTCTTGGCCTAAAACTAACATCAGGGCGATGAGTTCCAGGAGTATCCTGCTGCCCTAAAAAGGCATCAGGATGCTCCAGCGCAAAACGGAGTCTGCGCCTAAACTGTTCTTCAGACATTAAAAGAGACATAAAAAGAATTCGCAACAGAGAATTCTTTTAGAGGGGAAAAAATAATTCGCAGAAAATTATTTTTCGCCGAAAATAAAAAGTGTGTGGG